CACAACCGGATCGCTATGGACATTATCAGGATGCTCCCCGCCACCCGCCAGTTCCTGTTCCGCGAAATGGAAAAGAAATACGATATGAACCAAGTAAAGAAAGCCTTTGACTCCTTGGTTGTGGACACCAACCGCATTTATCAAAAAGGCAACATCTTTTACCTAAAGGAAGACTAATGCATCACATTCAAAAGTATGAGCGGGTTATGGCAATTGGTTGCCGTCATGGTGATCTTGCTAACCTCGCTGTCTGCCAGCAAATCCTCGACTTCAAAAAGAGATTCAAACCGAAACACCGCTTTGATCTTGGGGATGTGGTGGACACTGCGGCCTTCCGCCATGGAGCAAAAGGCACTGCCGATGAAACCCGTCCGGTAGATCCTGACAAGATTTCGGCAGTCACTTGGTTTGAGCAATACGAACCGACCCACTTAGCTTGGGGCAACCATGATTGGCGGCTTTTCAATTGGATGAACCATCCGAGTGCGATTATCTCGCATTCCGCAGCCACAGTTTGGAATGACCTGAACAAGACTCTTGCCAAGCTCAAGTGCCAAACCCGCCCCTACATCCTCCGTAAAAACTGGTTTGAGCTTGGCGGTATGTACTGGGGTCACGGTCAGTTCTTCAATGAAACCGCACTGCGGGAGCACGCAGAATACCTTGGTGGTCCTTGTGTCATGGCCCATATTCACGCGCCTCAAGTTGCACAAGGCCGTACTCGAGATTGGAGTCAATCCTTCTGTGTGGGTATGCTTGCGGACATCGAAAAACTCTCATATGCGGACGGTAACCGATCCACTGGACGATGGGGAGCAGGCTGTGTTTGGGGTGAGGTTTCTGAAAAGAGAGCACACCTGCACCTAACAGCAGCAGCGCCTGGAGAAGACCTGAGGTTCCCGTTATGAACTCTGTTGAGGCATTCCGTAAACTGAAAGAAGTCCTTGGTTATGAGGATCAAATTCCTGAGGGCTACAAAACAGCAGACGAGCTGGCTCAAGAGATTGGCAAGCACAGGAACAATGTAAAGAAGTTTCTTGATAAAGGTGTCACTGCTGGTATGCTAGATTCAGTAAGGGTAAAGCGTGGTAGGGTTATCGCCACCTACTACAAATTCAATGAGAACATTTGACACTGGAGCAACCCGCGACTCAAATGAGTCCAAGCCAAATTATGCAGGCTTCCTTAGCCCTCGTGTGCTGGAGCGTTATGCTAAATACATGCAGGCCAATCAGGTTCAGGCAGACGGTAAGCTGAGGTCTGCCGATAACTGGAAGAAGGGTATTCCCCAGCAAGCCTACATGGAATCCATGTTCCGGCACTTTATGGAAGTGTGGCACAACCATGAAGCACAGAGGGTGTCCCAAGACACCCTCTGTGCGCTCCTATTCAATGTGATGGGTTACCTGTATGAGGAGATCAAAAATGAGAATCGCCTTTGACATGGACGGCACCCTGACCGAGGGCAAATACTTACCTGCACCCCGCAAGCCCATCGATTACATGAGCCTTGCCCCGTTCGACAAGGACACCAAGGACATCTGGAATCAGCTTTCGATCAACCATGACCTGTTCATTATTACGGCCCGGTTTGCCCATGACGACGGCTACTACATCCAGGAATGGCTGGATCGGGAAGGTATGTACCCAGCCAACACGATTATCACAAACCCGTTCCCAGGGCGAGGCAGTATAGAAACTGGCCCCTGGAAGTACGATCTGGCGAAGCTCCTTGGCTGTACGCTGGTTTTTGATGACAATCCGGTAGTACACACAGCCTTCCATTTGGACTGTTATGACACACGCCCAGGCACCTTTATGACTACGGTATACTTGGTAGACAATCCTCATTGGGAAAGGAACCAAGTGTATGAAGCAGACCGTGTCAAAAGCTGGAAAGAAATCCATGAAGCAATCAACTATCATTCACAACACGCACCCAGACCAACGCTTTAATACCACGCACGGTATTGCTTGGAACCTTGGCACCCGCATCACTTCGTTTAACTTCTGGAACGTGTTCTTCCGCTTTTGGCCGCCTAAGCTGGTCAGCGTAGCTATCGTACCCCCAAAAGGCACAGCTATCCATGACGACCCGTTTGAGTCTGCCATGTTCAAGCGGGGTGGGTTCCTGGAGAACACTCCACTCAACCATTACTGGCGTCTTAACTATAAAGGCAAAGACCTGTTTTTGAATGCAGGAGCAATTCTACAACATTTCGCCCTTGGTAACTATTACGGGTTCCGGGCAGTAAAGGAGGCTCTGGACTATAGTGACTCTAACCATTCCGGCATCCCTGATAAAGACGTTCAAGAAAAAGGCGATGGCCTCGAACAAAGAACTGCTGGTGTTCTTAGTGGGCAAAGTGATCAAGGAGAACGAACAGATCACTGAAGTAGTGGTCGAAGAGGCAATCTACCCGCCTCAACGCTCCTCCAACCGTTCTGTAGAAGACCTGTGGAGCGTTAATGACGTGGTTCGCCTCCAAGTCAAGATCCTGCCCCTCCAAATCGTAGGCACCATTCACAGCCACCCTAACTGTGAACCGCACTTGAGCAAGGCCGACATCGAGGGCGCAGCTAAAATCGGTGAAGCAATCTTTGGGGTGTTAAGCTGGTGGAAGAGCGGAGCAAAGCGCCGCTCTGACCTGACCTTTTATAGCGGAGCCAAGACCGTCATCTATGATATAATTGACGGATGAACACATTCATCTTATTGCAACTGTTAGACTTACTAACCACATGGCTTGTAATAAGGAATGGTGGTCGTGAAGGTAACCCATTTATCCTATGGCTGATACAGCCTTTTGACAGTATCTGGCTTGGCTTCTTTATCATAAAGGCCATAGCTACTGCTATGGCCTTTATGATAAACAGAACCTATCCAAAGATGCTAAAGGCAGTCAACCTATGGTTTATGATGGTAGTAGCGTGGAACACGTCTACTTTTCTATGGACCTATACTTAGGTCCATTATAGTTAATCTTGTTTAGCTGGAGTATAAGATCCACTTTTGCATTGAGGATATCCAGGTTCTGCTGGGTGTCGTGCTGAATTCGCACCAGATCATTGGCTACCTTTTGACCTGTCTCTACAGAGTCATTGATCCAGTGCGCGTAAAGTGTTGCGCCTGCAATCACTATGCTAATGCACAGACCAATACTCCACTTTAGAGTTTCGTTCATCCATTCCACTCCGTGGCACCGTGCCTTGCGAAATAGACTCCAGCATCCTTCGCGTCATTGACCTTAACCAGCTTCCCGTCAGGATGGAGATAGAACAGGTCACTCGGTTCACTATCACCCTTCTGTAACATCTCATTCGTATCAATGCTCAAGTCATGCGGGCTACCGGCCTTCAACCACGATTCCAACGTCCGAATCGGCCTGTAGTGTGTCGTCACTACCGTCACTTCTTTCGGATTGGCATTCCTCAGCACCTCATCTCGAATGTAGCCAAGCAACCGATTCTTGTACTGATTAAAGCTCTCACCCCTCGATCCACTCTGGGGGCTAATGCCTTCCATGACTTGGTCAGGGTTTTTGGCAATTCGGTCCAGCATGATCGGCAGCATTTCTTCCGTTAACTTTCCTTCATGCTCACCCATCCGCCAAGGATGCAGCTTATGGGTAATATTCACGACAAAAGCATCAGGGTTGGTCTGCCGAATGGCAGCCGCAGTCGCCACAGCCCGATCCAAGTCACTGCTGTGAATCTTATTGACCTGACCCTTGAGTGCCAAAGCCAAGTCAGCCACCTGCTTTCGCCCCAGTGCCGACAACGGAATATTACTCGTACCCCTAATTCTATCTGCCATTAGCGTGGTCCCCACCATCTATTATTTCTAAGCACATCCAATAATGAAACATTTGGGTTTTGTGCAGCCTTCATTTGTTCGGCTTGACTACCCGGTACGGAAGTATGTATATTCGGATTTAAATACCACTCTTGCCAAGCTCGAAGTACATCAGCCATACGAGGCTCTCTTGGGGTTTCACCTATTTCGACTGAACGACGTAAATTTTCCAACTGAGTTGGGGTATAGTATTCTGATGTTCCACCTGAACGTAAAAACGCATTCAGATTTTCAAGTTGAGTTGGCGTTAGGGTTAAACCACCAAGTTGAGGCTGAGGTCTACCGGCAATCGGTGGGGTAGGTGATCCTCCAGCAGCAAGGCGGCCTTGTCCCGGTATGGGTGGCGGCAAATTCATAGGGCCTACATCCACATATGCTGGTTTACCGACAGCGGAAAACGCACTTCTGGTTTTTGAAGCTGTCTTCCCCCTAACAGCTTCCATGGGGGATCCAAGCTCTGTAACTCCCGCTGTAGTTTTTGTAAGGGGAATAAAGCCCTTTAAAAAGTCACCAATCTTACCAACTGGAGTTGTGGCTTGTTGTAGGGTAGGCTCTCCCACTCTACGTTCGGCAGCATTACCAATATCAATTACACCCTGACGTAACGTATTTAACTGCCCAACAGGACTACCCTTACCACCAACTGAATCGTAAAATAATTCATTGATGGCATCACGCTCTAACTTTTTAAGGGCTAGATCCGAGCCACTATTAAATTTTGTTATCCTATCACCAGTCTTAGCATCAAAGAATCTACTTACTTCAGCATTGAGAGTACTATTTCTATCAGCAAGTTCAGATCGTGTAAGGTTTTTTCCTGTATACTTATCGACTAGTTCATTGTAAAGTTGACTAATTTCCTCTGGGTGAAACTTTTTAAGATCAGGGCTAACCTTACTTAGTACTTTCTGAGGTATAGAATCCAAGGAAAAGCTAGTTGGCTCACCTGTATTCCTGACATCAACGTCATCATAATGTTTTATAAGGGTATCGATATTTCCCTTTATAAGATCTTGTGTATGCTTAGAGGCCTTAACAACATCATTAGGGTTAGTGATTTCCTTACCCCAAGCTTCCTTAATATGAGCCATTGCATTTTCAGCAAGGGGTCGATTGTCGGGATGTAATGTACGTTCAGTTTCTATGTTTGGACGTAGGGCGTTAATCAATTCTTCAACAGGTTTGGGTTTCCCAAGTTTAGGTGACTCCGCCCCAAGAGTGGCACCACCTAAGCCGCCAATTATACTACCAAGCTCTTTACCTGTTTCAGGCATACTTGTCATACCACCAAGTTCACTACCGATTTCACTACCAACGCCACCTAAAATAGCAGCACCCGGTAATGATTTCAATGTTGACTTCCAATCTCCAGCTAATGCTCTACCCAATCCTATAACACCAGCAGCTTTCAAATATGGTTCTGCAACATCTTCAACCATTTTAATTGCAGCTACAGTCTTTATGTCAGCCGGTGTAGTTCCCTTGACTTTTGCACTTTCAGCGGCAGCTTGCCATTGTGCTGGGAGATCTACAAGGGATCTAGAAGCTTTTTCAAATGAACTACCTAAATTAAATGGATCTAGGGCATAATTGTAAGTAGATAAATCCCTGCGCGTATCATCGACAGGAGTTCCCTCAAGTAAACTAACCTTTTTAAGTTGTGGTGTAGAAACTTTAGGTTGAGGTACTAAAAGGGATGAAAGCCTAGCTTTTTGCTCAGGAGAATAACCTTTTACATTTCCAATCAAACCTGGGTCTTCCCGTAGTGCATCAGCAAGATCAGCTTTATCACTATCAGTAAGATTAGCCCATTGACCGCCCAATAGGGTATGCACATGTTTTTGAGAAAGAGGCATAGTTACTTTGGCCCTTCTTTAGCTGACTTGTGACTGCGTAATGCAGAAACAGCGTCTTCCTCACCAGAACTTTCAGGTTGCTGAAGATACTTTAATTTTGATTTAATAGCATCATTCATTGCATTAACTATATCTTGTCTTGTGTTTGGACTAAACAAAACACCATAGCGAGCATTCATGGCAAATCTTTTTGCCTTGTCTGCCCAACTGCCTAAATTTTGGGTCAATTTTAATTGTGTTTGGTTTTGCCTAAAGCCCCTAGAGGGTTTTACTGCCTCAAAATATGCTTCCATAAGGGCTTCGTCTGATGGACCAGTAAATTCTTTGCCGGATATATAAGAGCTAGCAAAATCTTGAGCGGATAATAGACGGTTAACCTCATCTTGATCCTTATCTGTTTTACCTAATTGGGAAACAGTCTTACCTCCTTCTGGAATTTTTTCACCAGGAAGAACTCTGACGACAGTACCCTCAGGTGTTACAAAATTAGTCCCGTAGTCTGCTTTACTTCCAGCAGTTTTTGCTTGTTGCATTTGACGCCATGCTTCAAACTTAGCATTCTTTACTCCTTTAGCCTCTAAATCCTTGACAAGTACATCATAAGCCTTTTCCTCATCAGTACGAGGTGTTACTGTTTTTTGAAGATCAAAAATATTTTTTTCGAGTTTTTCTGGATCATATTGGTCACCAACCTTTGGAATAAGAAGTTGTACGAAAGGTGAACCCTCAAAAGCCGAAGTTATTTCATTTCGCTGCTCCGGGGTCATCGTTTTTAATTTTGCTCTTTCAGCAAGTTTCTTTTGATATTCCTCACCATACTTTGTCGGAAGGAAAGCTTCCTGATCTTTAGCAAGTCCAAGAAGTTCGCCAGGAACAGATGTATACACAGGCATTTCCGCGCCAGCAGGTTGCATAAATTTCTGACGCTGTTCACGAACAAGATCTTCAGGTTTTTGTACAGACAAGCGATAACCCGGTGATCCAGGAATAGCCATTTCACCTAAATCAACACCTTGAAGTTCTGGTGGTCCCAGAAGACCAGCATCCATCATTTGCTGTCTAACTGGTGCAGCTCCACTCATAACAGCAGTTTGAGGTGCTCCAAAAGCACGAAGTATTGTGCCTCCTTCTTTCAGAAACTGTACATTTTCCTTTATCTGATTAAGACGACGAGCTTCCTTTTGAGCTTCCTCTGCCGCCTTGAATTGAGATTGAGCTAAACCAAATTGTTGCTGTTGAAGTCCAAGTTGACTTTGACGGAAAGACTCTTCTGCCATATTCTGCCGTTGACGTTCTGCAAGGTCTTGTTTGAACTGTTGCTGCTCAGTTTCCATGCGTTTGCGCTCCATTCCAGTCTGGAACGCCTTCATGTAACTATCTAAAAAACTAGCTCCAAATCCGCCCATACTCTACCCCCCTATCCGAAGTAATTAAAACTTACCAATCGGCACTGGGTTTACGGTTGGTGCTGCCCAAAACCAAACGGGTTGAAGATCTTACTCATACCAGGAATTGAACCAAGACCAGGGAATGCACCACCAAGGGCAGCACCGGCAAAGCTACCAAGCACACTGCCAAGTCCAGGTGTAGTGGTTTGGGTTTGTTCACTTGTGCCGGAACTGCCACGAAGCTGTGGACCGGCAAACGCGCTAGACGCTTGAAGGGCATTCAGCGTGTCTTGCATGGTCTGTTGGCGATTCAGGCGAGGAATATCCATAGCGAACTGCTGCTTCTGACCCATAGATTTCTCAAGAATATCACCAAGGCCTGCCGCATAACCTCCGCTACCTAGCACACCACGGCTTGCCAATTGACTGGCAAGTTGACGTGAAGCAGCTTGAGCCCCAGCATTGGCCTGATTAAAATAGTTTGCCTGTTCGGCAGCACCGTACATCGGCTGCTGTGCTTGTTTGACAAGAGCCTGATACTGAGGTATCAGGCTCATTCGATACGCTGTGAGGTTTGGATCTTCAGTCTGCTGACTGGTGGATGATCCTTTGGTAACTGTCTTTGAGCCAAATCCCATAACTATTCTCCTGGTCTTAGGATGCCAAAATGCATAACATCCTTAGGTTTCCCGCTCTGCATGGCAGCCCTCGCAAAGTACCCGTCTTTCACAAACCCAAGCCGCTTTGCCAAATTGACCGCAGCCAGATTCGTGGATACCATCGCTGCACTCACCCGCATCAAATCTTGATCCGTCTTAAAAATCTCATCAATCACCAACCGGCCAGCCTGTTCCACCATCCCTGGTTTCGCCAGCTTTTCGCCCCAAGCCTTCCGGTTGCTTGCCACATGAAAGTATCCGTTGTACGGGTTGATCTTCTCAAAAAAGATGATTCCCACAATCGGAACTTCCACCACCTTCGACTTCGTGAGGTTCGCTTTATCGATGATCCCCCACGTCCGCATCCGCTTGACCTGTTCCCCCAGGAACATTAACATCTCTTCATCCGGCATGTCGTCCAGCACAAGCGACTTAAAGTTGTGCATCCACCGAACCACATGGTCAAGCTGTCCTACCGGAAATGGCTCAATAACGTCAACATCCTTACCTTCAATAACTTGAATCATTATACCATTTGCTCCACATTACCCGTTGTTAGGCCAAGGCACAGGTAGCACCTGAATGGGTGGGTTGATTTGGTTCTCAATCGAGGTCTGAATCTGGTTGTCATACCCTGCCACAATCTCTGGATCTACATATGTATTTAGCCATTCATCGACTTCCGCCTGGGTCAACTGCTGGTAGGGAATAAAGTCATTAGGCTTGGGTGGCGGAAGGCTAACCGAACAACCCACAAACGCCGTATAGTCCTCATAATTACCCCGCCGCTCACAATTCACCTGAATGACCACATCCGACAAGCCTTCGCTTGTCGGATACACAACCATTGTGTCAATCAACCAACTATAAATAATTGTCATGGAGCAACCGTTGTGGCAACCCAAGTGACACCAGTACCGGTCAAATCCAGGTACTTGTACCGTACAGTACCGGCATCGTTGTACTGGACAATCAGTTTGCCACCCTTCACATACATTTTGCCTTCACTCGAAACACCCGGCGTTCCAGGTGTTGTGGTCGGTCTGGCAATGACCGGACTGGTCACATCAACTGGGCCAGACGTCACCACCGTACCCAAATTACTCAGGTTGTAGCCACCGGCATTGACATTACTACCCCAAGTCCGCAAATCATTACCGATGCCGTTGGCAAAACCAGTGCCAATTGTGTCTGTCCCTGTATAGTTAATTCGTGTGTTCCACGCCATCGCTTACCTTCCTGAACTGACTGGTAGCCAGATCCAACTCCCATCCAGCCCCAACCTCATGGCCGGACCTCTCAATAATCGTGGTGGACACAACCTGGATCGTTTCTTTGATCCGGTCCAACTCACCTTGAAGCTGCTGTGCCCGCATCTGCATCTGCACAAACCGCTCTTTCTCTTTATCCGTAATCTTAATTTCCATACTCTCCTTCTATGCCATTAGGCCATGGTTTCTTAAAACAGTTCTTAGCTGACCACAATAAGTTTCAGCGTCAGAAAGAGTTGCAAAACTTGGAGCACCGATGTCTGCCTGCTGTGCTCCCACTACTTGTATACTATTCACTTTTAGCACTTTCCCAGACCCCAACGATACATTACCGCTAGAATCTAAACTGGAAGAGCCTCCTGAACCCCAAGCCACTGTAAGGAATCCAGAGTTTGCTGAAGAATCAATACGTTGAACACCGTTAATGTACAACGACAAAAATTTGCCATTTTGATTTGAGTCAATAACAGCAGTGGCGGAGTTTAGTGAACCGGTTCCAATATAGAACCCACCATCAGCACGAACTTGGCCGTTGCTTCCAGTAAATGATATATAGTTGGTAGATGTTCCTGTGTGGCTACTTCCATACAGCCTAAGCGTGCCACCGTTGGTGTCTACGGCCATTACACCATAGGTGTAATCCCTGTAGTCACTATAATTAGTGACTAGTCTAGGACCAAAGATAGAAACACCGCTTCCAACATACCAAGCAGTATTACTACCGGCACAAGGCGATGCTCCATTAGCTATACGGATACCCAATTGGTTAGCACTAGGATCAAGAATAGACTGAGCAATAACCAAATGTTGCGTACCATTGGGTACGTCAATCGACACATTACCGCTACTATCCATCTTGATAAGACCGTTGGTGTAGCTAGTGCCGCCAATAGAAATGGTCTTAAACCAAGCTCCATCATTTCCAGACTGTGTACCAATAAAGCCAATAGCAGAGCCAGCCGCATTGTACACTTCAAAGTATCCAGGCTTGCTTCCGCCACCACCGACCATGATCTTAGTAGCATCTAGACTAACTGTACTTACGCTACTAACCACTAACTTTGCACCGTCTAAAGTACCCGAGGCACTCCCAACCGCAACATTACCCTGAGGCGTGCTTCCGTCTTCAGCATTGATCTTGTTATTAACGTCAAAACTGACTAACTTCCAAGTGTAAGTTTTGCTGCTGGACGGATTTGGAACAAGTATAGAAATAGGACTGCTAATGCCTTTTACGGGCTGAACCATCAAGGTTGAGCCGTCATAAACCCTTAAAATTACCCCACCCCACGTATTTTCGGTGGGTGGTGTAAAGGTAACAGTAATCTGCTTCATGTTCGTGCCATCACTGCTAGTCGGCGTGGTCACTGTGGCTGAAGCACCAGTCACATTTGAAGCATAAGTGTTGGCGGACAAGGGCCAGTCAAACTCATAACTGACACTCGGAGTTACACCGTCCACAATGCTGTTGAAGTTACCACCAGAACCACTCACAAAGTAAGTAGTAAACTTATAGTGGTAAGGAATCAACGGCCAACCCTTCACATCCTCATTCTTAGTGAATGGATGACCAACGTCTGCCCACAAAGTATCAGGCATGGCACTACCATCCTGAAACAGCATCTGATACCTATGAATTAGGCGTACCGTGTCGATTTGTCCTTGGGTTGGTGAGGGTGGTGCAGTAGGCCAACTCCAAGTTACACCTTCCGACCATCGCTGACCCGCAGTATAATCGCTTATAAACCGAATGCCAGTCACACCAGACCCATAATCGATTTTGCCTACATTGGTAACTAAGCGGGCATACTCTTCACCGTTGGCAACACCCACCGGATCAATCAATAGCGTGGTGGACGGACTTGCTCCAGTCGCACCATACCGCACCAAATCATTCTCAATGCTGGTGCTATAGCTGACCCCATAAATCCGAATGGTACGAGAGTTAATTTGTTGGGAAAGGTTGAAGACTGCCGGTGAGTCAGTGAACTTGCCAAGGTCTGCTGGCTGCCAAGTACCGCTCATGTCCGGGTTTCCACCAAATGTGGTGGACCCAGTCAGGTTTGTGCCTTTGTTACCGCTGCTCTGATCTGGATCTTCGACATAAACGTGGATGCCTATGAACTCGCCAAGGACGGCAGGCGCGGTCCACGGCAGCGTCACTGACACTGTTCCGTCACCATTGTTCACATAAGTAGGAGTACCTAGTGTGGCGTTGTTAATGGTGGATGCGCCGGTCACACCGACACCGCCACTAAGTGAGCTGGTAGTTATGCCTTTTTTGGTTGCTACTGTAGTAGTTGTGGCTTTTGCTGGAACAGAATCCGAGACACCCTGAAGCTGATCCACGATCTTCTTGAAACCCTCATAGACAGAACGCCTCAAATCTTCAATGTTTTCTACCTCAGGAAGTTGAGGAATGAATATTCTCATTGACCCTCCAGCGGTGTACCCGGTATACCACGGCGTGTCAGCCCCTTCACACCAATTTGGTTCAAGTCAAGATTCACGTTTTCAACCTGGATGGTCTGAGGCGCGTACATCCTGAACTCAAACAGGCGGCCTCTCGCTCCCGGCGGGAAGGCGATTCGGTCTGTCCACTTTAGTCCTTCAGTCAACGTAAGAGTTCCGGTGTTAAAATTCTCGCCATCAATATCCCACCAATAAGTAGCCACCGCAAAGTCCTGACCGAGCGGCACCTTGCTAAAGACGCTCCAGTACCGGGCCAAATCAAGTTGCGAAGCCCCACCGATTTTCTTATAATGGAAGCTCCAGGTGGTTTTACGGAAGGGATCTGTATCGGATTCCAGCTTTGTGTTATAGTGCTTAAACTGGGCAGCCCCGCTATATACTGCTTCCCAGCGGCTACCAGTCTGTAACACATAAGCATTTGTGTTTGTATTGAGGTCTAACCCTACAGTATACCATTGTTTACGGGTGCCTGTAAAGGTGCTAGTCTGCATCACCTGATCGTCCACAATCAGCGTGCCAGTGACCGTCCCATTCACACAATCAAGCTGCGGCTGCCATGTCTTCATCCAGTGGCTGCTCTCATACGGCATCGGACCATACCTGAACAACGTCACTCGGGGTGGCTCGACCGCACCATCAAAATCAGTAGTGTAGTGCTTGAATCGGCCCGTCCCACTCACCGCATAAGCCGCATGAAGCGTCCTACCATACTTCTCTACCGGCAAGCTAAACGTATACTGTTTTCGTACCGTACCAGTCATCGTATGGGTGGAAATCGCAGTGCCATCCAAGAACGTGGTCGCCAGCACCGTATTGCTAAGGCAGTTCACTTCCGGCTTAAACACCTTCACTTCCCGTTCATCACCGGTAAGCTTCGGGCTGACATACTCATTCCACCGATCCGGCTCAGGCCGCTTGTGCCACCATGTCTGGTATACTTTGAACGCCGTACCACTATATGTGACGTACATGGTCCGACCAAACTGGTTGACTGGATAAGAAGTTGCATTCAAATCAAAAGTAAAGCTCTGTCGGTTGTAACCAGTGATTGTGGCAGTGGTTAACACTGTGTTGTCCACATACACCGTGGCAAGAACAGTCCCATTCGGATTGATGTCCACATCAAAAGCATCAATAATCACTTCATCCAGCGATTCAATATCAGACTTGTAATAATTGACTTTGGCCGGTTCTTTCCTAGCCTCATACCGTGTTTCCCAAGGCTTAAAGTACACTGGACTGGTGTAAGTCGTGTAGGCCACTCGACCATAAGTTTCGGCAGGGAAGCTGAACTGAAACACTTTTCTACCACCAGTCGGACCAGTCATAGTATTGGTCATGACCGCTGTTGTATCTACAAAGGTAACCGCAGTGACCGTGCCTGTGCCACTCACCTGAATGTCAGAGTAAGCCACATCCCAAAGTTTGTCCGCCGTCCAGCCCTGTTCATCATAATCACTACGGGAATATTGAACCGGCATAGGCTCATCCATCAGGTGAAAGCCAAGAGCATAAACAGACTGAAGTGTGCCAGTCCCAGTTGGCGAGGTAATAGAACAGGTGCCGGTAAAATCAAATTCAATCTGATTAACAAAAGTACCATTGAGCGGTGACACAATCCAACTTCGGTTGTTATTGGTAAGGGTGCCTACCGTAACAGTGTTGGTCGTGTCATAATACGCCTTCATAACAATCGGTGAACCTTGAGCATTCACAGTCAAATTCTCAAGAATCGTGTCCGAGTCACTAGTCCAGGTTTTAGACTTGGCCGACCAAGTAATTGCTTGATTACCTCCAGATGTAGTCTGGTCTACCGTACTAACCTCAATCTGCATGACTACACCGTCGGTAGTTCCAACATAGAAACCAACATCCCGACCATCCACCCACATACTGGTAAAGTTGAACGGGAATGTATACCACCAAGCCTGCTTCAACGTAAAGTCGAGCACAAATATTGTGTTTGGAACTGTCGAGGTTCCAGTGGGCAGCCCAAGATACAGCTTGTTCTGCCGAAACGCTGCTATGGACTCTTGAATGTAACTCTGATTCAAGGCAGGCACTCGACTGCCTTTGTATGTGGCTGGGCTATAAGAAAAGCTACCCTTAAACACGTCCGAATACTTCTGGTTGAACCAATCAATCGGGCTAGGCGCTGCACTACCTGGGGTATAGATGTACAGGCCATCCGAATTCATGAGGGTGATGCCATAGGGCGTTTTGATGGTGGCTTTGGTTGCGAGGCTGCCTCGGTTAGAGCCAATACGGTTGAGAGTGTAGTTTCCGCCTTCAAAATCCGTACCGTACATCTCATAGATGCTTTCCCGGTTGATGATAATCATGCCGGGACTACTCACAACCAAGCCCATGATGTTGTCGCCGGGCTTACTGACCTCAGCATAGCTGGTCAACGGAATAGCACCGATCTGACCCGGCAGTGTCCACCGGACCAGATTCTGGTCCGAGAAAAACAGCCGATCTTGCCAAGGCTCTGAAATGGTCGTAACATAGCCTGGAAACTGACTTTTGGTCATGATGTTCCGCACCAACACATCACCGTTGTTGAGAGCAGTAATGTCACTCATTGTGTCAGTAAATGTGGCTAAAGTATATGTATGGGTGTTAACGGCATAAGCATCCAACATATACCCACCCTGCCGGTAGGTAATAGTGTGGGTGATGCCGTGAGCACCGGTTGGTGAGCCGTTTGTGACTACCTGAAAGTTACCGTTCTGAATTTTGTAAGGACCGGTAGTACCACTCGGCGCGGACTCATCAATCTTGTTTCCGTTACTATCTAGCGTTGCCCAGGTCTGCCAATAGACATACCCGTTGTTCATGTCCGTCATCGGGTACTCGACAGAACCGTCAATCGTAAAATCACCGATAGTTACTGTAGTGGCTGCGTGGCCAGCCACATTGATACGCACCGCTCGCACATGCTCTAGTGGGTTAGTGTAACTTCCGGTGTCGCCAATAAAGGTGAAGTCAGTAATTGGAATACGCCAATTACTAGGACTGCCTGCCACGTTGGAAACAGTCAATGCATCTTGTGTTACATATGGGTTAAGAAGGCTGTTTACATCAGCACTAGAAGTGGAAAGCTGTGCGATAAGCAGGCTGTTTGGAGTGCCAGAATTACCTCCGGTAGTCACCCCAAAATGAAGGTAGTTGGTAAAAGACGTGTCACCAATGCTAAGATCAATATCAACACTGTCTATGCTGCTTGGGTCGCCAAAAGCCAACCAGTATGTGTATACACCATAAATGCCAACTGTATGGGTTCCGTTTAGATTGAAGTTCTGATCACTACCCCAAGTATAGGTTGCCAGCACATGAAAAGAGTCATCTGTAGCAAAGGTAGTGTCATACGTATTGACTGACTGAATGGTGCCCGCACCGGCAGTCCAAGTAGTACCTGGAACCCAAGTTGTTAAAGCTAAGGTTCCGGCAGTGACTGTAGGTGCGCTAGGACTTTGTTTGACCCAATCTGTTGTGGCAGAACCGTCGTCCTTCAGGTTAATGCTTCCGCCGCTGAAAAACGCATAGTTCTTGTAAGAGCCAATCGCGTTGGGGAAGGCGGTGGATTGACGGCCAGCAGTAGAGCCGTTGATTTTGGTGAATGATCCTGCCCAATAGGAAGAAGTACCGCTACGGTAAACATCACCATTAGAGTCGCAAACGTACTGGTTTCCGGTAATGACGCTAGACTGACTATTGTAATTGTCAAACATCGTGGCAAGAGCATAGCTACTGACTGAAGCCCGTTTGTAGCTGCCTTGACGGGGTACTAGCGCCCCGTTCATAATGGAGAAGTCAATGTTTGTGGCGGTCTGCACCTCGTCATCACCAATCAGGTGAGAGGGCATGGACGGATTGACTCCACGACTAAAATTGATCTGATATTTTTTGGCTTCAGGCATTAGGTGCTAGTCCCCATGAATAGTCTACCCACCTTGATATCGCCAAAGTTCGCCTGATCCCATGCGGTGGTGGGCCTCAACCGCATGATGTTATCCCCAAATGTGTTCCGCTGCTGCCGTGCATACTGCTTCTCAAACTCTTCCGCCTCCAGTGCCTTTGCATCGGCAAGCGGAGGTTGAGTTTCTTCCAGCAGCTTTGAAGCCGCCCGCATGGTTACTGCCCGTTTGACTAGCGGGTCCACATTCAAAATGTCGTGGTTGTTGTCATCGATTTCAGTCGGCAACGGCACTCCCCACAACTGAAAAGTGTAAGCAGCATCACTGTTTGGAAACAGGCGAATGTGCTGGGCATCCCAAAGGACATACCAGTTCGGACGGGTTTTGTCCTGGCTCTTCCAGTTGGTCGCCCAATCCTGAAGCTGGGCTGTGGTTGTCGGAAAAATCTTTACCCCATTATAAATAATGAACTGGGGAACCATAATTGCGGACTCCGGCAGTGCAACCAGATCCGCGTTAGCGGGAATGTTTAGGGTATAGACAGTCCGCTGCCAGTCCTTTAGGTTTAGCCACACTTCTAGCTGGGCCGCATTTGCAGCGTCATAAAGCTGCTCAATCGTCCAGAAGACTGGGCCTTGACTTTCATCTACCTGTAACTGAATGTCTGACAGTAGGCTCATTGGACACCCTTCTGTGCATCCCAACCGAGATTCGTTGCCGGAAAGCCCTTCGTCTTACCAAACCGCATGATATAATTGAATAGATCCTGCAACATGGTTACCTCTTTTTGTAATTACTTGGGGCTAATGTTTTCTGCCATATATCCTGATCACTTCCAGGTGGGGGATACCAACCCATTTTGTTATGTAACCAAGCATCGTACTGATCAGCAGTTTGTGTATTAGTGAATAAGCCCATATGTTCTCCAGTCCTTGCTGAATACCGTATAGCTTCCTCAGGGCTGACGATTCGACCACCTATCACGGTAGGCATTAACGTTGTATAGCGTCCAGAAGGTGAATCAGCACTTATGGTATTAACAGTACTCTCAGTACCGTTACGATTTGCAACATGAGGTCGGTTATACAGATCAATAGTAGGGGGAGCTACCATACCAGCAAAACCTGGAGGTATGAATTGATAATCCCTTAATTTCGCGTACACATCTTGAGGTGAAATGGATTCAGGACGCATCAAACCGCGCAGTTTACTAAGCCAAAGGTTACTTAGGTCCATGGTTACCTCCAAATAGGCCAAGCTGGTTTGGTGCGAAGGACTTGTCCGGCCCACTTGCGGCCTGGACGTAGCATTTCGGATTTGTCAGGGAAGTAGCCGTCCCAGAACCGGCGAATAAGTTTCTTCTGACGGTCCCACGACTTCCGCGCTCGAGCAGCCTTGTTGATGTCCTGGTTCGGTCCAAACCGGCTGTAGGCCCTGTACCGGCAGTAAGGAATCGCGCTGTAGCGGGTCCACGCCGGAATTGCCATGGTTCCGTCCACGAATGTCCCGCTAGACACAGTCGTGGTCATCGTGCAAAGCACTGGATATTCAAAGTAAACAGTGCCAGTGCCAGCGGGAGGCGGCCAAAAACTGACTGTCTGGGCGTTGTTCTGGTAAACGATGACAGGGTCGATGCCAGCGGCGGCGGCCGTACCACGCCAGTCACGCTGCATGGTGTCAAGGTCTGCGGGGGAGCGAGGGGAAAGGCGGCCTGTAGAGGTGTCTGTGCCACCAGCACAGTAGTAAACAGCGTCCAAGCGCATCGCACCTGGAGTTACAGTTGAAATGTTGAAGGTGGTTGTGGTATCAGTAAAGGTAAGGGTTGAGGTTTCCCAAACAAACTCAAACTGATTTTGAAGGTTTTGCTGCCAGTCGTTGATGTACTGGTTGAGTTCGTCGTTACTCCACCACTTACCAGTGGGGTCGAGGAGTTCACGGCGCACTGCGGATCGGATTTGATTTAGGGTCCAACGGGCAGCAAGGCTCATAAACCCTATTATATCAAACGCCTAGATTCGCTTGCTCTTCCACTCCTGATATATCAGGTCTAGCTTTTGGTGTATCCGCTCAGGGGTAACACCGTAAGCCGCACAAACCGGTCCAGCCCAAGCCACCTGCTGTGTGTCCTGATCCACCATATCCACCGTTGGGCAAGAATCGAGCGTGTAGTGAAGTTGATGGCAAGGATAACAGGCAATGTTTTCAGGCGCTAAGCTATGATCATTCACCCAGTACTTGCACAAGTTGTTCCAATTGCTATGGCTCAGCAGTGCGATTTTAGGTGTGTCAAAACAGCCAGCCGCATTGATCACACTGGACTCAGGACCAACCACACAATCCACGTATTTGGTCAGGCAAAACACCTGCCGAATGCTTGCCACACCCGCTAGATTCAGGACTTGAGGGTGCTCAAACTGGAGGTTGGCGTCACCAGAACTACCGACCAGAGCGGCCTGAGCATCAGGGTGCTTCTCAAGCCACTCCACAAGGCACGGTTCAAGTAGCGGGTAAATCTTGTGGTAGCTCGAGCCTTTGAGTGCCCAAAGAATGGTGAACACGTCCTTTTGGGCTTTGCGCCAAAGCTGTGCTTCCCGTTCTTCAGCCTTGCTGAAGTAGATCTCACCCCTGAGGCCAACGGCGTCAGGGAAGCCAGAGAGTCTGGCTGTTTGGTCAAAGTAATTTACGTCCGTGCTTCGCCAAGCCTTGCTCGTGTAAAAGTCGTTCCGGCCTTCCACCCGAAGCAGCTTGCCTTCAATAGACTCGGACAGATTGATGTACTTATCATAGTCACCCATCCACTCCTTCCAATATTCACCAAGCTCAGGGTTCGGGATCATATCCCGTTCTTGAATGATGATGTTAGAGATGTAGGGGTTGTGCTTTAGGACTTCCGCACAGTAAGGGGTGACATTCAGGGTGACTGCATAGCCTTGTTCGGAAAGGAGGCGAATAATAGGCGAAATCATGATCATATCGCCAATTGCGCCGTATCGGGCAATGCATGCACGTTTTTCCGATTTGGGCTTAGGAGGAAGAATGCCTTGCTGCTCAAACCCGATCAGCTTCCAAATGCCTAAGGTCTGGCCGTCTCGGACGTAAGTGTCCTTCTCTTGCCATTTTCCGAGGTGAGTGATCGAGGCACGCACTGCCTCAAGGTCTGTGGAGTTTTGGTGGATGACAAGGTGACCGTACAGGCGAAGTTTCTGGATTAGGTCACGGAGGGGAGCGTTGTCGCGGGCACCCACAAACACAAAGTCCAAACTTCGGTTTTGGATGACACTTGAGTCAGTACCACAGATATCAACATTGGGCGTCTTCATGACGTCCATGTTGATGCAGTACTTACCGTCGTCTAAGGCTTGTTTGGGGACAATCGGATCGTGGCCGCAACCAAAGGACAAGCCTCGGCCAGATAAAGCCGAGGCTGCCCGATAGCGGACCCACTTAGACTTAACGACTTCAGGCTGCATCTTCGACGTCAGAGTCTTCGCGGTCAGGCTGGCCGTATCCAATCGTGAAATTGAATTTGCCACCGGGATAAACCCGGCGTGTCTTGCCTGAATGCGCTTTCATGTGGGCCATAATACTGTTTGGCGACCACCGAATCTGAGCATCACAGATGTCACAACGTAAATCGTGGGCTTCTAGACCGCTGGCAGCCAATTCCGCCCAAAGCGGATGCGGCTTACCTTCGGTCTTACGCACGTCAACCCAGAACCCGCCACCGTGTTCCCCATCGAAATGACGCTTGAGCGTAGCAGCATCGAACTTCAAGTTGCTATGACAAGAGCTATCAGAAAGGTGAACCGGCTTGTAGGACTGGCAACGGAGAGTAGCAGGAATCAGGCCAGCCTTAGCAAAGGCTTCCCAATTGGTGTAGGTTTTCTTTGAAGCATTCGCAGCTTCGGCGGTAGCAGGCATAAACCCCTATTCTATCATGGGGAGGAAGGGGCTGTCAAGCCCCTTCCTCCCCATGTATTTAGACAAACGCTTCCTGGACTTCGGGTTCGAGATCAAACGCACCCCAAGTATTGCCAGAGGCCGTCGCCGTTCCCTGAACAATAACCTGGATACCCGTACCGGCGGCAAACACAGACCAGTCAGTGGTCGTAGTGACCGTGCTGACAGCCGTGCCGCCGTTCGCGTAGGTAGTCGTCTGAGTCGTAACCGCAGTAGAAGCGGTGTTGGTGAGTGTAGCGGTGAGTTCCGCACCCGCAGCATTCGTGCTAGAATTAGTTGCGGTTGCAAAAGTATTCGTACCGTTCACAAACGAGAAAGTTTGCTGTCCAGTTGTGCTGGCAGTACGAACCACCATTTTGATGCCGTTCACTTTAGTCTTGCGAGCGAAAGTGGGAATACGGTAGGCAGACGCCGCTACAGAGTTCGTAGCTGCACTTGCCGTGAAGGTTCCCGTAAACGCCACCGGGTCGGACATCGGAATTTGCTTGCGATCATAATACTTCTGGTCAGAATATCCCATGTTGTCCTCCTTAAGCAGACGTTACGTAAACCAAGTGCTGTTCGGTGTCGACGTTGTAGTTCCAAACCGTCTGGAAACCAAGCAACGCATACCACGCAAGACCCATATCACGACCGTAGTCGAGAGGGATCTTAACGCGGATTTCTTCCGGCACGGCAATCGCTTCATACACCTGATCCGCGCCGAAAAACACCGCCTGACCGTAGTTCGAGCCAGAGCCGATGGAATTGCTCAAGAAGCCGGTTTCTTCCACAAAACGAGTTTTGTAGAATTCGCCAACTTCACCAGCAAAGATATTCGGAGCAAACGTCACAGTGTACTTGCTAATGTCCTGCCAGCCACCCGCAGCAGTATCAGCGTGCATACCGCTAAGGGCAGTGACACCGGCAATACACACATAGTTGCGACCATCATATTTCGGAATGAGTTTCTTCGTCATGAAGTTCACAATGTCGCGGGTATTGCTGGCCGTGAGATTGGCAGTGGCCGTCGCCGTCGCAGTACCGTTGGTCGTAATCACAACCGAGTTCGTCGCGGAGCAAACCGCAATAAATTCGGTGTTGATGTACTTGGTACCGCAAGCGGATTCGAGCACCTTCACCATATCGTCACGAAGACGTTGTTCGGTGGCCGGTTCCAACTGGAACTGAGCCATGTTTTCGAGCTTCTGGGTAAACGGAATGGCGTTGCCGTACTCAGTAATAACACAAGTACCCTGATTCGTAACAAACTGCGTTTCAGGAATCGTGTTAGTTTCAATCAGAACACCACCCTGGGTCTGCACGTTCTGCATCTTGTCGAATAGGAACGTATCACCACGGTTCTTTCCGATTGCTTCCTTTGCGTCTACAAACTGACGAAATCGAAACAAAGGCTGAGCCACCGCTCGCAACTTCTGCGAGAGGTACGGCTGAGACATCACTCCGCCGAGACTGGAGACTGAATATACTTGTCCTGGCATAGATTGTCCTCTTTACTTTAGATTTACACAGCTTACGCTGTGGTCAAGCCATGCATCCGAGCTTGCCGTGCCATCCGTTCCTGGAGGTAAGCCGTCGTCGGATCGACCTGAGGTTCAGGTGATGCCGTTGGTGCTTCCCTTTGGAGGTTGACCGCATTCGGACGAATAACTTGTGAAGCCATCACCTGCTGAGTGCGGGTTTGTGCTTCGTTTTTGCCTGCGCCCCGGAGTGACAGAGCAAGATTTCGGGCGGTTTCGAGTTCGGCATTGACTGCCTGTTTGTAGACTGCTACGGAGTCAGCGGGAGTTTTAATCTTACCGCCTGCCATAGCCTCGTCATAACGACGGGCCACAGCCGCAGTAATATACGGTTCCATAACCAGCACGTCAGCGTTCTCAGGCGCTGTCCGTACTTGGTTAATAAAGCTATCAATCTGCTGCTTGGCGTCTAGAACCGCCACAGCCTGATTGACAGCCTGATCCTGAATTTCATTTAAATTCAATTGCTGACGGATCAAATCCGCCATGGCCTTTTCACCTTCGGCCTTCTTACCGTCGGCCAGCAACTTCAGCCAATCTGACTGTTCGACAGGCGCAGGCTGATTCTGAGTCACAACCTGCTGCTTCAGAGCCCTCAGCTCCTCAGCCATCTGCATCAGCAACTGGTCCTGGGCTGACGGTTGTTCTGCCGCCTGCACCGGTTCAGCCACCTGAGGCGTTACCGGAACAACAGGCTCTGCCTGCGGCTCTTGACCATAAAGCTGCTGATATTTGTCGATCACGGCATCACGGCTAGGATTGCCAGCCGGAGGCGCGGACGGCGCTCTCGGATCGACCTGTTCAACTAATTGATTCTGCTCGTCCATGAAGTAATCTTAACACACCTTTCTTTAGTTTGCTGTTAGTAGATAACAGCGTTAGTCGAAGTAATACTGTCGTTTACCGATGCTGTGTCCCACTGAACAGTCACATCAATCGGCAAAGCCTTAGTTGTGTCCACTGTCTGGGCAGCTGTCATAACCACTGACACTGGCGTACTGCCAGACTCCTGATAAAAGCCTTGCCCAATAAAGGTTCCTGACGTGCCGGTAGTCCGACATGTCAAAAATGCTTCTATCGTAAACCCTTCAGTTGTTGCAGTGTGACTTGGGTATGCGCCAGTGTTCAGGATTGTGGTACCATTGATTTTGACCTTAATCGTTATGTTCGGGTTGGCAGTAGCGGAATGGTAACCATAAACACGCACTCGGATAATCCGGCCTACCGCAAAGAAGTTGGCTGGGATGGTAGCTGTACCGTCCCCAGTGCCCAAAATGCTAGTTTCGGCAGTGCTGTTGACGACAGTAACGCTGTTGGTCTGACTGAACAGGTAATCGGTAGTAGCAAGGAGGGGGTTCCAGCCAAGCGGCCTCATACAAACGTACAGGTGGCCGGTCAGGTCATTGTACTGGATGTTGGGTGCGGAAGGACAGGCAGAACCATAGGCGGGCTGAGTTTGAACAGTTTGTATGGTTTGACCAAAGGCTAAACTACTGAATAAAAATGTTTTGGCGAGCAAGGAAATCTTTCGCATTGGCACCCTCCCTTAAAATACGCTCTAGCGTGGTAATCACAAAGTCGATACCCCAAAGCTTACCGGCAAGCTGTTCCCGACTCTCTTCACGGGGGTCCAGGGGTTTCAATGTAGCCTCAACCAGCCGTTTGGTCAGGGCCGCCTTTGCTTCATCTAAGCGTGGACGGACAACGTCCGTCCACGCGATATGATTAAGGAGGTCTTGAGTGTCGATACCCTGAGCAGCCTTCAAATACTGCTTCTCATCCATTACTTGTCCACCATGGTAAACTCAATGCTACGCTCGTCAATCCGACCAGCCGCAGTTTGAACCCTATTGGTTACCGTATACACTTCGCCGGAAGTACCACCTGAAATCCAGGTTGTGGTTGTTGCGGTTCCATGGCTGTCGCCATAAATGGTAAGGTCTGTTGGGCCAGTCCAAGTGCTGGTAGAAATGGTGTCAGTGCCGACCAACCAGTCACCCCAGTTGATGGCATAATCCAGGTCAGAATTCGGATCTTTGGTAGCGTAAAAAGTCGCCATGTGCCTATTATAACATAAACTTATCTAAATGGGGTAACTGTGGTTGGAGCTGGAACCACCTTGAATGTGCGCTTGTCTGTACCCACATAAAAGATCTTATTATCAGAGGTAACTCTATAATTTCTACCGGCATACGCCACATTAAAGACCTTGTTGTCAACCACAACCTTAAAGGTTTTGTAGGGCGCAGTGGTGATGCGTTCCTTGATTCGGATGAAGTCAGAGATTGTGCTAGTGTCAGAAACCAGGAATCTGGCAATCGAGGTTGTTTTCTGATACTCAGAAACGCTAACAGTATCGTATAGTGAGATGAGTGAGTTTGAAGCTAAAGATTCAAACTCACTCACTGTGCTAGAGTCACTGACCGCTAAGTTGTATAGAGCGGCAATGTTGGCAGTATCACTAACTGAAGAACCGTCATTGACTGAAACCAAACAAACTGTGGTAAAAGCGTTATTTTCAGAAACAGTCGAACTGTCACTGACATTGATGACCAGATTAAATGCCAGCTTTGAGTAATCAGAAACAGTACTGGAGTCACTGACTATGAGGGCTTCACCCTCATAGTCATTTATGGACTCAGTAATCGTGCTAGAATCATTGACCGAAACAGACAGGGTCGGTCTGACCGCACTAGATTCAGTAACAGTACTAGAGTCACTAACTGATAAAGCAGGATTAAAGGAAAGAGTCGTAGATTCAGTGACAGTGGAGCTGTCACTAATCGAAAGATTAGTGTTGCTGACAGAGGCGGTAGACTCAGTAATACTTACATTGTCGTAAGTAGATAACTGTATGCCATAACTAATAACTTGAGCTTGTGTAAATTCAGAAGTGGTGCTACTGTCGCTTACACTTATCGAGACTGTAGGCTGTAAGGTTGTAGATTCAGTAATTGTGCTGCTGTCACTGACATTAGCCTGAATTGCAGACTCAACAAGGGTCACTGATTCGGTAATAGTAATTGAATCACTGACAGAGACAGGAGCGGTTACTGACTGGGAAACAAATTCAGTGACTGTGCTGGAGTCATTGACGTTTGAGTTTACCTGAATTGCAGATTCGGTAAGGGTCGTGGACTCGGTAATTGTGCTGGAGTCGCTGACTGAAACAGGCGCCGCTACGGTTAGAGTCGTTGAGTCAGTGATAGTGGAACTATCACTGACGGATGCCTTAATTGCAGATTCGGCTAGGGTGACAGATTCAGTGGTGGTTGAACTGTCATTGACGGTTAGATTGGTTAGTTCGGTAAGGGCTGTAGATTCAGAACCGGTGCTAGAGTCTGAAACACTAGGTGTGACCTTAACCGATTCCGTTACAGATTCACTTACAGTGCTGCTGTCATTAACAGAAAAAGTGACAGTTACGCCATTGCCTATGGCAGCAAGAGGTTTAGCCGCAAGTGGATATAACCCTAGCATATCTTGGCTATACTGTTCTCCCTATCTAACTGCAAGGTTCCTTCACAACAAATGTTAAAGTTGTCTCCACCGTCTTCACCAGTAGTTTCATCCCAACAAGGAACCTCAATCCGAACGTGCTTTACAATGTACTCTTTTGTACCCTCAAAAACTCGCCAAACATGCTCTGAGGAACCCCTCCCAGGCTTTCCCCTGTGCTTGTTAAACCTTATAAGATACCTCATACCACTTCCACATTGCTGTTACACACACCAACCGAAGCATTGATGTGTACAAATCTTACCGGCTTCTTACTCATGTTTCGGGTGAAGCTATGAGGCAGCCAACTAGAAGCAATAAACAGTCTGCCAGGAACCAGCTTATAATTGATGGATTGGCTGGCAATTGAGGCCACAGACATATCTCGCTCTGGTAGATTCACTTGAACCTTTGCAGGCCGAGGGTCATGAAAAATGAGCCTAGAGGAATCGTCAGGAACGTCCAAACAGTAAAAAGCAACAACTTGAAATCCACCATGCACGTGCTGTTCCATGGAACTCATGAATTTGTGCTCCTGAGTCCACATTGCATTGAACTGGATCGAGTTTGGCTGGTAGCCTTGACCTGTCAGTACATTGCTAAAGATGTCTGCCAACTCAGTCCGAAATTGATCGAGCTTTGGACTAGCCGTGAAATCCTCGCTCATGGTCAAAACACCGTTATCACCGTTCTTCTTCTTTGCATCAGCCAAAGCAGTATTACTAACTGCCTTCACTGCCGCTAGATGGTGACTAAAATCACAGAAGTACACTGCACTCGGAAAAAGTATCTCCTCATGCAATTCTATCTTTGTCATACCGTCCTTACTATCCATGTTTGAGTTGCTTCATCCCACCTATACTTTTGACCGTCAGTCGGTCTTGGAACTGGCGGCTGCCAAATGTCATTCTCGTCTAACTTCCAACTTGGAAATGGTGCAGGCGGAGGTGGCACATAATCCCAAGATCCAGTTCCTTCGTTCCAAGTATAGCTCTTTCCATCTGGCTTTGAAACTGGTGCGTTCCAGTCTGCTGTTTGCTTGTTCAGCACCCATGAGGGAAAGGGTTTTGGTCCTATAAAAATGTCAATTTCAGTGTCGTAGGTCATACTTAGACCAGCATACTTTCCACGAAAATTGTTGTTGTAGGAAGTTTGTTTCCAAACTCCTGGACCAAAAAGAGATTGGAGGAATGCAACACCTATGGGTTCACTATCTGGAAAAGGAAGGTTTTGTAAAATATCGTTGCTTACTACAACGACTTCAGTGACCTGATTGGTTTCATCTAACTTTGCAAAGTGTGCCATTATCCTGTGTAACTCCCTGAACCAGTAAATTTAATGATTGTACAAGAACCAGAGGTTGTTACTGTTGGTGATCCTGTTGTTGTTCCGGTGTAATTTGCAGTTGGAACTCTGAGAATTACTACACCAGAACCACCAGCTCCTGAGTGACCGGATATAGTATTACCAAAACCACCACCCCCACCGCCGGAATTAGCAGTTCCAGACCCGGCATAAGAATATATATACTGAGCAATGCAAGAACAATAATAACAAAAATTTCCTTTAGCTCCGTTTCCGCCACCACCAGCTCCACCAGTTCCGACATGAGTAGAACTAATGGTAGTACATGCACCGCCGCCGCCGCCAGCAGCATATGTGACAGAAGATCCGGTAATAGAACTAGAACTGCCACAACCACCGTTGCCAGCATATGCGTTTAATAGACAACCACAATATGCTGAATAGGCATTTTGACCTACTGCACCTGCACCGCCACCACCACCTCCAACATAGCGAGGAGTAGCTGGACTTCCAATTGCATTAAAGTAATTACCAATACCGCCGGAATTACCTTGACCACTTGTACCAGATCCCGCAGGTGCTGCATGAAAATAACAACAGTAGTTAAAGAGTTTACCATTGCTGCCACCACCGGAACCACCATTTTTCCCAGTAGATGACGAAAGCGTGCAGCCACCACCACCACCACCTCCTCCGGTGGAGGTAACTATGCTAGTTACTGAACTGCATGATCCATTACAGCCTGAATTATTATTACCACCTGCGCCGCCACCACCAACTGTTACAGTATAAACTGTACCCTTTTTGAAATTTTGTGTACTAGCCCTATAACCACCACCTGCGCCACCACCAGCTCCACCAGTAGAGCTACCACCACCACCGCCCCCAGCAACAATGAGGTATGTACCACAATAACAAGTTTTTGCGGAAGTAGCAAAAAGCATTTGTTGGATGGACATTAGGTGAGTCCTCCGCCAGAAATAACAAATGTATTAGAAGCGACACAAAGAACAGTGCAAATACCACGTTGGGCTAGGGTGCGGTTGCCTGTTGTTGCAGATCCTGCAAGATACATAGTCACTGATGTGCCTTGGGTGATGGTTATGTTGGAAGCACTATTGTTGTAAATCGAGATTGCTTGGCCTGCTGTAAAGATAGAAGCAGGAACCGTAACACCAGATGCGGTATAGATGTGTTTGCCGGAATCACTAGCAACAAGAGTATAAGTTGTAGCCTGTGAGTTTTGAACAATGGTTCTGACGTTGCCGGTAGAATCAGTAATTGCACCACTTGAGGTAATCGCACCGTTTACGTCTAAAAACACACTCGGAGTTTTACCGATACCTACGTTGCCAGAGGAGTCGACACGAATTCTTTCGGATCCAGCAGTGGAGAAGGTTAGGGTGTTTGCTGCAACGACTTGAATGTTTGCATCAGGCGTGGTGCCTGAAGTGCCAAAGAAAAATTGCTGCTGAGTGTTGATGTCCTTCCAGTTTGGGGTGATGTATACAATTGCACTACCGCTAAGGCTAAGGAGTGAACCAGTTGATGAACTGACTAATGTGCGGCTAAGGGTGGTGCCAACAGAAGTGTAGGTTCCAGTGCCGGTTTCCCAAGCAGACCCGTCTACAATACCGTAGGAGATGACACCACCGGTGGGGATACTGGCAGATGCAAAAGATTGGTAACCGGTGGACGCCGAACCGAGTGTAATTGTACCGGTTCCCGTCGTTGCGGTTGTCATTTGTACGCGATCTGCCAGTCTAGCCATATACTAACCCCCAAAAACGTCGTTAGTGGATACCGAGTCAGTCACCCCAAATGAGAGTCCGGGCGTCCAAAACAACATTTTACCACAGGCGCATTCAGCCATTCCGTTGGAAGACCCTTCAGGAACAACAACATCCGCGCCACCGCCACATTCACACTGCACCCAATGTTTTTCCATTATTTCACCTCCTTTGTCTTACCATCCGGCTTAAACCGTGCCGGAACCTCGAGCGGCCACCTCACACCGTTGTTATCGATGTGATGCACAAAAATGCCAGTGTCGATCAGGAACGGGTTTTCTTTCTTTTGGTACTCCGGCCATCCAGCCTTCTCGAAAATGCGGTCTTTCATGACTCGCTGACACCATGCAAGGTCGGACGTGCCGGAGCGACTCATGTACACACCCTTTTCTGGGTCCATCCAGTTCTGCTGCGGTGCCTCAAACACCCGCCGTGTGATTTGACCGTTAACACTATATTCAGGTGACTCATTCCATAGTGCTTTGATGATCGAGCCATGGATCAGGGTGAAGCCGAAGGGGATGCCAGAGCACCAGACTTTGTCACCCATTTTCCAATCGGCAAAATAGCCTTTGCCGATGCCCCGATACACCATCGGTTCTGGTGGAACGCTCTTGGTAAAGTAAAGGCCGCCGACCACCGGCACCTTTTCATCAATCATGTACTCGTTGAGCTTGATAAAAGCATCGTTTGGAGGTACATTGTCGTGTTCCCAAAAGAGCAACCACTTTGCGTCAGACTCGACAACCGCTTTTGCAATGAGGTTTTCTGCGTCTGCAACCTGATATTTCAGTGGTACGTACGGACTCATGAACTGCATGAGATCGATGTGGGACCAATTAGTGGGGATGATCTGGCCCATTCGAGCCATCATCCATTCCACGCGAATCAGGCCAGTGACCGGATGCCCGATGACAAGGCGGTTCAGGGACTCTTGTTGGTGAACGTCCAAGAACGGACAGGCTGACATTAACGATTTTTTAGGCATAACTCTTATCCATCCTCCGCTTCTCAAGCACTACTTCCATAAAACCTTGGGCGTCCCAGAAACACGAAACGATTTTCCAGGGCTTGGGCCGGTAGAACCGATAGAAGTTGCTTGGATGGAGGGGGTCGAAGTAGTTCCATGTATTTTCATTACAAGGATTTACATGGGTGGGATCTTGGACGAAAAGTGAGTTGTTACCGTAGGGGAGGGACAGCATGAGGCGGCCATCCGGTTCCATCACACGCCAAATTTCATTCATCCAGTTGATGAAGCCAAAGCGGGAGGGCTCAATGTGCTCGGCTACATGGGAGGCAATCGCCAACTGCACGCAATTGTCGGGGAGGGGCCATGGATATTTTTCGATGTCATGGACAATGTCCACTCCAGGGAGTTTTTGGACGTCCATACCAACAAATCCTGGCTGCTTGTTACCGCCGCAGCCAATATCCAACTTGATATTTTTGTACTTTTGTTTCATAATGAGGAGGGCCGTTGGCCCTCCTCATTATAGCATAGAGGCTTACGAGAATCGAAGTTGGTAAGTACCGTTGACACTCTGGTTGGTCTGCAACTGAGACGTAGCATAAGTGTTACCGGCATACAGCGTACCAGCACTGGTCGTGGACGTCTGGAACAGACCCACGTTCTGGATGGTCTTCGCCGCAGTGTAAATACCGCTGTTCAACGTGAAGGCAAACTGCACAGTGCCTGTTGCGATGGTAGTCGGGGTGACCGCCATACGAGCGTTGCTGGCATCCGTGATTTCGCCATTGAGCGAAGTGTCCGTGGCTGCCGGAGCAGTACCCGTGCCTAGAGCAGCATAAGTGATCTGGCTAGATCCGCTCACACCACCGATAGCCGACGCGATCTGGTTTTTACCGTTGTTCGTGATCGTGTTCTCAAGCCAACCCGAATCACCCACAATGACCGGTTTACCGGCCTTATCCTCAACAATGTTAAGCCGGAAAAAGCCACGAACGCCTGCTTTATCGGCAATATGTTTCTTCTTAGCCATATACTCCCTTTCTACGCCAAATACTTTAGCTTGTAAGCAGTCGTAGACAGCAACTTCAGAATCTCATCGATACTATTCTGAATATGCGTATCTTTACCCATTTTACCACGGTTATCAAGCACGTACTGATACAGGTCTTTGGTAAACTTCAGCGGGTCAGTCGGAGTCTTGAATTCCTGGTCAGGATAAGTATCCAGCAAGCCGTAAGCCCCAAAATACTCCTCGGCAAGCTCATCTGTCTTGTGCTGGAGGCCTTCGTACAGGCCGCCAAGGGCGATATGCGCGGCATAACTGCCTGGGCCTTTCTGCATCAAGTGGAGCATATGCGCTCCAGTCACTGAATGGAGGAGCCTCGCTATAAATTCTGCTGAGCCTTTCATTACATTACCCCTTTGTGTTTTGCTTCAATTGCTTGATCCGCAGCCCGCTGCATCATCGTGTCCTGATGTTTTGCCATGTCATGCTGAAGATCCATCTGCTTCATTTGCTGTTCCTGCTGTAGACGCTGCAACTCAGGCATCATCTTCATGAGTTGTGCCTGCTGTTCGGACTGTTGCTGGGCGGCCTTGTTTGCTGCCACGGTCTGCGGGTCCGCCACAATCTGCTCAATGTCATGGATTGTGGGCCGGAAGCTATCGAGAATCCGACGCAACAGCGCATCCTGGTTGATGTAGGGCAGCCAAGCCTGCGGGTTCTGACCGATAATGTTCATGAGCTGGATCAGATTCTGGAGCATGTCGGCCTTGTCAATCTGATCGCTCAGGCCGGTCACCTTCACGTCATAATCGCCGTTGATCATCTCATAGATCTCGGCATGACTCATACCGGCCAACACCACTTGATCGATACCGAGCACTGCACTAACTCGGGGGTCATTTGCCGTGTCAATGTACTGCATGATCAGCTCAGACGCCATTTTGACAATGGGCTGAATCGCCTGCTTTTCAATGTCCGAGGCGAGGCTCCCGAAAAAGCTGTTCTGGTTTTGCTGGATGGCTTGAGTTTCTGTGGCAGTTTGAGCACCACTCCAGCGAGGCAGGCTTTGCTGAAGTTCCGAAACCAAACCACCTTCCTGGTGGGAGCGGTCCAGAATTCCGGCCATACTCGAAGCTCCGGGACTCACATCCTCGAACTTCACAGGCCGAATGCCCATGTCCGTGTTACCGACAATCTGGTTCCGGCGCAGCATCTTGCCGGGGGTGATGCCGTTGCGGAGGTCTTCAGGGTTTTCGTACAGGTCCGGCGTAAACTCGAAAAGCGGGTTCAAGCGGAAAAGCAACGTGTCCACGCCGAGGTTGACAATTTGGTTCAGGGCACGATCAATATAGCGCACCATTTCGACGAGGCCAGTGCCTTCAGTACGGAAGGGCAGGCTCAGCGGGGAGTAAGCGCAGTAGGGAGGCGTGCCAAACCAAGACTCGTTTCGGCCATTTTTGAGCACCCAAGTGTCATTTGCAATGATGATATGGGCGTCTTTCTCAACGACTTTACCCTCGATGACCAGTGGGCCATAGAACTCGGTCAGCTTAATGATGCCGGTGTCTTTGGTCGGGCCAGAAGGACCACGGGGCATTTCACCAAAACGCAGGTAAACTTGGCGCTGGTACTCGGGAATGAGCATCGGCCCGATCTTTTCGATCAGCTCAGGATCAAAAGCACCTTCCTGGGCCATCTCGAGAAGTTGCCATTTCGGGACTTCGATTTCCTCGATTGTGCCGGTCCACTTGTTGAGTTTGCTGCCCGGAAGCCAATAGAAGAAGTACGGGTCAACCGCGTTGATGGTGAGGTTGCCTTCGAGCACCTCTTCTTGGACGACCTGTTTCTGGAATTGCGGCACCATGATCGGGGCAAGACCACCGACCGGTCCGCCCATCGGGCTGTTCAGGCTGCCCGGAGGCATCAAGGCTTCTTGAGGAAGCTGAGTCGGGTACTGGACGTTCTGCTGGACAGGCAGTTCTTGGCGGCTTTGACCGATTTGTTCGGGCGCAAGAACAGGCTGTTGCTGCTGTTCGAGTGGTCCTGCGGGCATTTGACCACGCATTGCCGCCTGCTGAAGTTCGGGCGGTAGGTTCTGGATTGGGCCTTGCGGGGTGATGGGCGGGGCGGCCTGGAGGGGTTCTACCGGCATTTGAACCATCTGGATTCGCATGCGGTTGCGTTTAGAGAGGTTCCAGCCCAGCTTCCAGATGCCGACACCCATAATAAAGCCGCATTCTAGGCCGGTGGTAAACTCTTCACTGAATTTGGCTTTTTCGAGGAACATATTCGTGAGGTTGGTCATCTTTTCCCCACGAAGCTGCCAAAGCGGGTTTGCCACGTCTTGACTTTCCAACTTCCAAGGTTTCTTAGACAGGTTCATCAACCGCTTAATTACGTTGACGGCCTGCTTGACGGTACCCCAAGCCTTAGGTAGAACAATTTTTGACTGCCAGTCTTCTTTGTTGGTAAAATCTTCTTGACCACGGTAAAGTGCCCAGCACTCGTTCCAAATGTTGACCTTTTCGATACGTTCGTAGCGGAGTTTGTTACGCCACGCAAGGACATAATCGCGGACTTTGGCTTCTTCTGGACTTAGGTGGTCACCTTGAGGGGATGGGTTAATAAGGAGGTCAACAGGTGTCGCATCGTTATAACTACGCATTACAGGCATATGTTCTCCAACTTAAGGCAGTAAATAGCCTTTGCCGTCAGACTTTTTAGGCGTGGCGGGTACTCGCCCTCCAGGTAAACTCCACCTGTTCACTATTTTACTATTATTCCAAGACACCTGCTGTTGGTTCCCCTTTGGTTGCCTCAACATAAAGTACTTACAATCGTCGAGGCTATGGTTATCTTTGTCCTCAATTGTCTCGTGAAAACTACTGGTGAGGAGTTGACGTTCGGACTGGTTGACGTAGATGGCTGTTTCAAACTCGCGGATTTGGTTTGGGCACCGGTCAGAAATGCAAAAGGTCGGGTTGTCAGACTGCCAGTGCTTCCGCATGATCGTTAGCCAAGCCTCTTCATCGCGGCTGCCCGGCACCATATTTCGAACTCCAGCCCTCATAAACAGTTCTTGGGTGGTGCTTAGACCGTCAATTTCCGCACGTTTGTTCCAAAGGCTAGGGTCAGCAGCCACAAACCGGATCTGATTCCAGTACGGGAAGGTTCTCATCTCTTCCACGTACTCGCTGATGTTGGTACAAGGTCGGAATATCTCAAAAACGCTATAGGTGACACCGTCCACTACTGTGTAAACGTGAAAGCTGCTTGGGTTGCGGATGCCATAGTCAAAACCGCCATAGTAGCGTTGATGAGGACCAAAATCGAGGTTGGCCTGCACAATCAAGTGCTTTTTTTCGGTGATCTCGGGAAAGACCTTGCTGCCGAGGATCGCAGTATAATCAATGTCGAGTTCTCGAGCGGCCTGCTCTGGCGTTAGTCCTGCGGCTGCTTCACGCCGCCATTCGGGACTGCGTTTGTGCTCGTCAGCAGTGTGATGGAGGGTAACAATACAGAACTTGTTCCGCTCATTCTTAACAATCTTTAATCCTGTTTGTTCGTGGAGGACCATCGGACCCAGCATCCCTCCTTTAACTGTAGGCCGTGCTTTGCCGTCCACTCATCCATAGCTTGCTTTACTGCCGGTAGGTGATAGTAATCGTCAGTGATGATCAGGCAGTTTTCACCCCAGTGGTTGTGGGTGTCCAAGTAGTCCAGAACTTGTTTATAGCTTTTGTAGTAGTCTGCATCGAGGTAAACATAGCCGAATTTGGTATCGGCAGGAATGAGGGGCAGGGTGTGAAGGAACCGACCTTTGAGGGGCTTTACGAGTGGCTGATAGAGCAGCCACTCGTAAGCATTGTGCTCGGGCACGAATTTGCCTGGAGGGTTGTCCGAGTCGATGTCCATGTATTCTTCGGGAGGGAGGCCCTCGAAAGTATCAAAGGCGTAGGTTGTACGCTGAAAGCGTTTGGCGGCTTCCGCAACACCCTTTCCGTTATAAACACCGAAGATAGCGATGTCGCCGGTGCCAATGGGTTGGGCGGAAAGGATATGAGCGTATCCGCTAATGTCATTAGGCACCATAGGACTTTACCTTGTCGATATATGTCTGCTTGTCCCAACAAGGACCAGGACAATTATGCAGATCATAAATTTCGTGATGTCGGATGATGTGGTCAACGTCCATGGGGATGTCATATTTCTTGCAAAGATCGTAAACCAGCTTTGTGCTGGCATCTTCCATAGCCGATGTCCATAAAACTGAGGGCTGGCCTTCATGCTCGATGCCAAGTGTGTAGAGGTTTGGGTTGACGCCTTTGATCAGGCCAGTCCAAGTCGGGTTGTTAAGTTTGCCAGTGTGGAAGGCTGTATCTTCTTCCTTCACGTATTGGTGGATTTCGCCATTTTTACCGATTCCGTAGTGGGCCGAAACCATGGCTGCCGGATTATTGAACCAAGTGTCGGTTCCAGCAAGCGAACCACCCATGATGTGAATTACAATGGCTTTTGGCTTGTAAATTTGACGACCGGGCTTGAAGTTTGTTTTGGCTGCACCTATCCATTTTACCATTAAATGTCCACCAATCCTTTCGCAATTGCTTCGATGGCTGCTTCCTGTGCTTGATCCTCAAAATCGCTTGCGGGATTGCGGAAAAGAGGGCTGACAATGAGGTGCAAGAGTTCGTGGACGATAGTTGCCTCGATAGTGTCCTCAAATGGGCGACTTCGCAGGTCTTTTGGGTCGAGAATCAGGATTTCTGCGGTGTTCATGTTCTCCCAGCGTTGGCAAAGGCCGACCATGTCACCGGGCATGTCCGCTTTGGAGACCACTTTGAAGTTAATGTCCCAATGTGTGAGGCGAAGGCGCTTTTGCCAGTATTTACACCGTTTCAAGATCGCTGCTTTTGTCATATAGCTTCAAAATCCTTTCCACAATGGCAGTTGTATGGATTCCGCCCTCTCGAACCAGCATTTTCTGGATCTTGTAGCGGGATGGACGGTTCTTGTAGTCAGAACCCTGCACCCGAAGGTCTGGTTTTATGGTAGCAATAAGCTGGTTCATGTCGTTGCTATTGCGAATCGGACAAATGTAGTCAACCGGCATGTAGTTGAGGGCCGATGCACGTTCGGCAAAGGTCATAATCGGGCGAAGAGGGCCTTTTTCCTTCTTGATTTTGGTGTCTTCGTCAAGGGCACAGATGAGGGTGCCTGCCTTTTTACGGGCTGCAAAGATCATCCGCATGTGGGAGACGTGAAGCAGGTCAAAACAACCGTTGATTAGGACTACTGGAGCGCGGAGTGTGAGCCTTTCAAAGTCTTTTGGACGCAGCCACTCCACATCGTCTGGTTTTTCACGGTGAAAAAAGTAATCTCTTGCTGCTTTACCCATTAAGCCTCCAGTGCATCGCGGCAAAGTCGATGAAACCAACCAGGATTGGCCGAGCTGATGGCTGAATACTTGCCGCCGTCCGAAATTGCAGGCTTGATTGCCGCAAATGACTCCGCTGCATCGGGATTGAAGGCGGCCTCATCGGAAAAAAAGCCGGTTGGATGGTGCATTCGGACCTTCGATGTGCCTTTTGGCAGACCAAGAATCTCGGATTGTAGGGATGTAACAGCCAAAATGCCCGAGCGGTAGCTGCCTTCCGCGAAAGTGGCAGGAGCAACGGCCTTTAGCCAGTCTGGTTGATTGTTCCAAATACCGTAGGCACGACGAACAAGCTCACG